CATCTTTTCTTGGAAGTCGTAAAGATTGAAAGAAACGAGACCTTTGTCTACATTGACGATCTTGATGTATGTTTCAATAAAGTATTTTGCGTCTTTTGTGCACTTAACATATTCCTCAATTTCCTCTTTACTAAAATCAATTTGGACACCAGGAGCTTTGAGGAGAGGATTCCCAAGATATGTTTCAGCCATCTATGACTTTCCTTGGGTTTATTATCTTTTGAAGTTCAGCAGTGCTTCCAACGAATAGATTATTCGTTACTTTATTCGGACCTTTATCGTCTTCTTTTTCGATATCTTTCTTTTTCTTTTGTATATCGAGCAAGTTAGAGTTTGCGTCACTGAGAGTTTTTATGAGTGTGCTGACGACCTCGTACGCACGTGGGTGCTGGCTCGCGTTCGCGACATCACACAGTTCTTCAAGAGCCTTCGACCCTTTACCGATTATGTCGTGAAGGTTTTCGCGAGCAAACTCATAGTCATTATTCTTTACAACTACAGGAACCTGCTCATCTGCTATCTGCTCCTCGACTGGGAGGTTGAGCATATCCTCTAGATTTCGTTCAAGTTGAGTTTTCATATTTCATCGCCACCAGTTTGTGGGTTATATTTCAAGCCATCTGTATAGAAGAATGTATTCGACGCAATACCGAAGTTGCTGTTCGCACTGATCAAAGAACGATCAATTGATGCTGCCGAATTAGCTGTTGGTGATCCATTAGCAAACTGACCAGGAACTATGACTATCCTGCTAGAACGACCAGTCCTACTAATATCAGAAGAAGTAACATCACCCAGACCGTTCGCCGATGCCAAGTCAACCTGAACTCTTGTGATAAGACCGGAGCTGCGAACAGGTCCATAAAAGTATCCTTTGATCGTAAAGTTCAGCGTGTAGATCAAAGCTCGGCGAGAAACAAAGTCTCCCTCGTATGTATCTTCAACTGCTACGTCGTTTAGAATTGTTGGAATATCCATTTTGAGGTTCAGAGCAGGAACAAGATTTACTGTATTCGTCCACTCTGGACCAAAATATGGTAGGATTTGTTCTAATATTTGTGCACCGTCATCGGCGTTTTGTACGAAAATAGAAAGAGTTACACCGAGGTTATATGGCACAGGTGTGTACTGATAATTCTTTACAGTTGGATCTGTAGTCGAAACGCCAGCATTCTTTATAGTTTGTTGCAATCTACGAGCAGGATCGTATGTATAGCTGATAACCTCAAATCCCATACGTGGAAGTTGAAGCGCAACCTCTCGATCTAAACTCGGATCTTGACTAATACGAACAAGGAACTTTTCCTTCGGTCCATACGCAATAGGAACAGCGATTGACTGTATAACTGTTCCTGAGTTATTCAGACGCTGAACGACAATGTCATTGAACATATTGCCGAACATGACAACATATTTGCGAATCGACTGATTATAAAACTGCGACCCAAACATTAGTATCTATCGACCTCCGAGAAAGGATTCGTTTCGCTGAAGTCAATATAGTCAAACGACTGCTGCGTAAAGAACTCGTTGTTCGCTGCGTTGTCTGTAGTTTCGAGCCTGTACTCTTGAATAATGTAATCGCCATCTTCGCCAGAAAGCGTGTCGCCATTTTCTAGCGTGAATTGATACATCAATTGATCGGCTGAGTATGTCAGCTCGAGCGTATCTATCGCAGTGTTGCCAGTATCCAGCTGTTGACTGCTGTACTGGAACAATTCGCAGCTTAGATCATATGTATAAAGTTTGCCATGGGGATAGAATATTTCTTCGTGCTCCACAAACTTGATTTCGTAGAGCTTTTCGTTGAGTGGGAAGAAAATAAGATCGCCCTCATTCGGTCGGCTAGATGTAATAGAGTATCCATTTGCTGTACCTGTTTCTAAAAGAAATGAGTGAGAGTTAGCATAAGCACCAGTGTTTGCTGTTTCGATTTGATAGGTGAAACCAACCTCGTCTACAAGTTTTTCTGTTCTGATCTGATCCCATCTTTTCCTTGCAACGGTAAATGTGACCTGATCTCGTATTTCTAAACCAAACTTGGAAAGGAAATCACCTTCCCCTTCGAACCCAGTCGTATTCTTGATATACATCTCGAGGTCGACTGCGGTTTCAAACTTTGATAAAATATCCTCGCCAAATAAGTCATCTTCCTTCACGAGTGTGCGTGGCATATACTTGACATCTTGACCATAGATTTTGATTGCCTCGACAATCAGGTCATCTTGCGTGTCTTGCTCGCGCCCATACGTGAAGTTGTTGAAATACTTATTTGTGGTCATCTATCATCCAATCATATCCATTACAGGCAAGCTGTGCGAACTAATCAGCTCATCCTCAATCTTATTGATTTCGTCGGATGCCTCTTCCCATATTTTTTGACCGTTGAATTGTATCCCGCCTGGAAGCTGCATGCCCTCAAACTTCTTGAGGTTTTCACCCCATTGCCGTTTAATTAGAGCAGTGCCATACCTCTTTAGCCAAGGATCGTTCCATACATCAGCATAAACATCTGGATCAATAGTTTTATATCCATCAATAATAATATATTCGCCTGTGTTTACATCATCGGTCCAGTTCATGTCGATATATAAACGGTCTTGGTGCCTGTTGAATCTGATTGGCTTAGATCCTACAAATATTTCTTCGAGTGTTTCGACGTGACGCATTGCCATCACATAGCTCACATACGAACTGCTCGAAAAGTCAAACAAATCATTCAAGTGTATTTGGTATCGGATATTGAAAAGATTTGACCCATTGATCGCGTCGCCGATATCCATTACACGTGTGACAGCGATCACATCCTCATCGAGTGAGATGTATCTGTTTGTTTTATCTGTAGCAGTAACCTGATGTGAAATCAGAACACGTTCGGTTCCGTCGTAATGATAATCGCGGAATTTTGCTAGAGCATCATCAATACGATCTTGAACCTGCTCCTCGTCCACGTTGATATCGATAACAGGGTATCCTAGTCGACGAAGGCAATAGTCCTTAAACGTATTTCTGGTTGTAGGAACAGCCATTCGAGCCTCCGAAAGTTAATTCTGAGGCTATTTATAATCTTAGACTGTTAGATATTTGAAATAGGGATGGATCGTTAAGAAATTGTATCCAGTCTTACTGCATTCAATGTAACTTCCAAACTGAGGATGACCGTCAACAAACCAACAACCGTCATCTTCTTTCCCACAGTAAGTTGCGTTGTTTGCTTGATGGAATGACTTTTCAATAGCAATCACTTCATTATTAGAAGTGCCGCCTGAAACATATGCTTGCCGAACTGAAATCCAGGGGTCATTAATGAGAGCTAACAAATCAGCTGGTAGATCTTGAACTGCGTTTACGTTACCAAGATTTGCATCAAGCAACGGATAAACTAATTGAGTGGCACCAAAATCATATTCTTCTGCAAATATTTTTGCGGCAGCTTTACGACGTTGGATGTGATCTTCGTCAAAATCTTCTGCAGTATGATAGAGCGCAACTTTATCAAACGAACCTTCTGAGGCTTTGTGAATCAATTCTAAATCAGGAGATCCGCACCAGGCTGGATCAAAATCACTTAATGTTAAAACTGTGTATGTGAACGTCGCTACATTATCATTTAACCAAGTTGCTATTGCTTGAGCAGCATCTTTTTTGGTTCTGCCATTGTACCTATTTCCGATAGTGTCGCCAACAACAGAAGCACTTACTGCATAATCTTCGTTGGCTGCTCGTTTTGGAAGATACAGATAATAACATGTGACTGTATCACCAGCAGAAAGCAATTTCCAAAGATTATAAGTCGATTTGAGATTTGGTTTTAAAAATGTTGCTACAGTTGCCATGATCGTCCCTATGAAATTTTGACTGCTGCGTTCGCGAAATTAGCTGGAAATCCACTGACAGTGATAGAAAACTCATTGTTCGCATGTCTTAATGATCCGGATTCAAAATAGACAGACTCATAAGCGCAAACAGGAAGAGAAGTGATGCTGTCACCGTAAACCTGAGAAAGAACAGATAATTCGGCGGCTGATTCTGCAGAATCTAACCTTTCAGACTCAAAGAAATCTATGTTATTAGAAGTTAGGAACTCTGAAATTCGTGGTCCTTCGAAGGAACCTCTCCTAGTAAACAACCGAATGTTTTCATATTTGATCGCAGCCATCTTGGTCTCCGTTATCCGTATTCTCACATATTTATATATGCAGCGTGCCTTGTTTCGACATTAGTTTCACTGGAATAGTATTTCCCATATTTTCCTTGTTTTTGTATTTCATCGTCTATTTGCTCGGCTGTGAATCCTTCT